CTGCTGCTAATTTGTAAAGTGAGGAGTTTCTATTTTGTGAATTATACTTCTTTTTAAACCAAGTCATCAGCTTATTAGCTATCTCATCAGTATCTAATATCTTAATATTAGTAATACTACCCACCTCACTAGTCTCAAATGGGATAACATCATAGTCAATGATATAATTCTCAGCATCTAGATTAACATAGATATCAGGATCATAAGATTCAAAGCAAGCTCTTGCAATATCTTTTCCTGATTCATCTACTCCATTGAATACTGCAGATATTTGCTTAAAATATTCTTTGTATTCTTTGTCATCCTGTACTATTGGTATTTTGACTAGAGCTTTCACTCCATTACCTGATGGTGATGTCCAACAGGCAAATATAGATTTGTGAGCTTTGAGTTCTACAATCAGAGCAGGTAGATCCTGCACATCATCAAAGTCTAAAGTCAGTAATCCTGATGCCTTTCTTAAAGATGCATTATTCCTCTTACTGAAATCACCTCCAAAGGTAACAACAGGCAGCTGCATCTTAATGGATTTCCTTTCCTCTTTATCAGTAGAGAATCTTAGGTCCTTACATAACTGCTCAGACTTGCCATTCTTAATCCTGTCTAGGTAGAATCCTACATCCTTATTTTGATAAGGTGATACATCCTTAATTGATTTGTAAAAAGTTACTTTCATAGTATAAATAAAAAGTGAGAGTCCCTGCTTAACACAACCGCCAGGAGGAATTGCAGGGATTTATACTCTCTAATGTTTTTTATCATGGCGATTATGTTGTTTGCAAATGTAATAAATTAATTTATAATTGATACTAAAGTGCAAAAATAAATTATTTGTGCTGTTTTGTGCTATTATTTGTGCTGTCTTAACTCTTATTGTTATTGGGCTGTAGAAGATTAGAACGAAAAAACACTTTTTTTTTCCAAAAACTGTTCACCCCCCAATATGAAAATAAATTTTTTTTTTATTAAAAATATATTGTAAATAAAAATATATATATTATAGAGTATAGGGATGTGAATTGTACTTTCGTTCTAATTATCTGCAAGTCAATATCAGTAAGGGAATTATACAGCACAAAAAAAGCTCCGAAGAGCTTTAAATTATTTCAGCTAGTTCTTTAGCTGTCATATATTCTTTAAATTTATGGACCTTATCATAATCCCATGGCATCTGAATCCTCACATTGATGTAATTAAAGTTCTCTATTGCCGAAACTTTGTACTTATCCTCATAATCATTATTAATAGCAGTCTGCACTAATGGCTCTATCTCATGGAGATATACTTTATCCTGTTGCCTGGACCATCTCCTGTGCATTTTGATACCATGAATAACAGTAGCATGATGTCTATTCATCATCCTACCTATTTCACTAAGTGACAAGTTACATTTGTTCAGCCTGTACATTACATAGTATCTCTTATAGACATAGGATCTATTTCTAGAGTTATTATCTAACTGATACTTTTTGATTTGTTCTTTTAAAAATTTTAGTTCTGTCATTGTTCTGATTTATATGTTTTGTTGTAGTAATTTTCTCCATGTCTATGTTCAAGACTCTCATAAGCATCAATTATCTGTTGCTTTTCAATATCCAAATACTTATGAAAGTGCTTGACAAATTCTCTACCCTCTACTGAGTGCATATTGAATAGATGGGGCTGTAACTTTTCTAAGTCACTAAACACCTGCTGTACTGCTGTCATAATAACTTGTTTTGTGTTACTGACTTAAATAGATCAGACTGAGACTCCATTACACCTGTAGCATTAATGAAATCTATCTCTACTTTAGCAGATTGAATTAGAGTACCTGCAAGCTGAGAGATAGCCTTAGCTTTATCTACCTCCACATTCACCTGGTCTGTTGTTAATGTTTCATCGCTCAATCTCTCGAGAGCCATGAATAGATGATCTCTTAGATCACTTAATTTGTTGTGTGCCATTGTTATTTATTTTTTTTATTAGTTTACATTTTAATCTCATTACCTGCTGTAATTCTTTAGGTAATCTTTGTATGGTATTTCTAGCCATATTCTCTTTCTTAGTTATCATTAGCAGATTGTTAATATCATTATTTAGATAATTACCATCCTTATACACTACCACCATCCCCTTAGGTATTGGTCCATTATGCTGCTCCCAAGTATACCTGTTCAGCAGCTGCCATTTACAATCTGCTAGCTTAATATACTGATACATCTTTCCTCCTGTATCTCTTCTTTGATGGATAGTACCTATAGGTTGAGTGTTCATAGGCTTAGAGCCTTTTTTAAACATAGTATGAGCCACTTTCTGATATACTTCTGTGGACATTTTTTGTCCTTTGTTAACAGGAGCATGACCTTTTTGAAATTGAGTAGCTTTACCACCTAGATATCCTGGAGGATATTGAGTAGACCGAAGATAAACAGGATCTTTCTTAATACCCATAGCAAATGCTCTATTATAAACTGATGACTCTGATAATCCTAAGTCATCTGCTATCTTTTTAGTAGGCTCAAATGGATACCTTTCTCTTATGATGTCATTCATATCTCTTCAATTAATAGAATTAAGTCATCATTCTTTTGTATGAGCTGCTTAACATGATCAGCATCATAAGCCTCTACTATTCTAGTCACTAACTTTACAGGACCATTCCAATAGTCAAAGGTCTTAAACACTACTTTATATATCTTCATTGTCATTATTTTTAATCGGCACATCTAAGCCATACATTAAATCAAACATTGCAAAATCTCTATTTGCATTCCTTTTACTACCCTCATAATTCTGAAAGTACCACTCTCTGAATCTCAGGTATTTTTGGTGAGTATAATCACCATTAGCTATAGCATTTTGTACCTCAATAGCTAGCTGTGTAAACTCAGTCATTGGATTTATTATTTATGACTTGTAAATACCTGAGGTAAAGAGGCAGATTAAATCCACCCCTTATCTCTTCTGCTGTTCTCCTGCTAGTCCAATACTTTATAATTGCGTTGATTGTCATAGCTTAGATTTAAGTAGGTTAAGATTTGCATCACTTAGAATAAACAGTGACATATCTCCATCATCAGTCTCTGTAGCATTGTAGGTAAATGGCTCAATAGTACCTGCTATGTATACATTACTATCATAGTCAGTAGTCCAATTAGAAAAATAAGTATTGTCTCTTTTGTATAGGTCTATAAAATTCATAATATAAGTTCTAAGAAAGTGAATAAAAATAAGATTGATAATGTTACAGTTGTAACAATAAGCATAGCTATAGCAAATGCTTTCTCTTCAGCTCCTACAGGAGTAAAATAATTAATTAGTTTTTTCATTGTATTATTTTTTAAATTGGTTAAATAAATTCTCAATTTCCTGTAACTGTTCTTTGTTCAAAAATGTAGTTAAGGTCTGAATAATTAAATGCAGTTGATTTGTGTTTAGTTTGTCCTCCTGCTGTTGTACTTCTAAAAAATCTAAGACTTGATTAAATGTTTTCATAGTGTTTTAGTTTAATTGTTGATAACTATACGCCAAAGATAATAAATAGTTTTATATCTGCAATAAAAAAGAGTAATTTATATTCATTCTAAATAAGAATAGGTCGCAATTTGCGACTGCAACCTTAAAAATATCATGTAATTTTAAAGTATAACTTACAAAAGTATCGTTATTTGTAAACTTTATTTAGTGTTATTAGTCCCAAATCTTATCAATATATGGGACAAAAAAAAGCAGCTGCGTGCTGGGGAGCTTACAACTGCTTTCTACACTATGGAACTATGCAAAGTTAGTGTTTATATTTGAATTTCAAATACTCTATGTAAGTTTTATTATTTATTTTAAAATGTTTTTTACAATCATTACACAACATCCAATAGTGGATAGTCCCTGCTGCAGTTACTACCTGTTTATTATGTCTTACATTATAGTTAGTACATTCAGGACAGCAGAACTTCTCATCTCCCTCCATTACAGCATAATTAGTAGCAGGAGCTGCATAAGAATTTAGCTTATTGAATACAGCTTCTAGTACAGTGACATCCATTTTGCAATATGCTACCATCTTATCCATTGCCTGCTGATCTTTCTTAAATACTATATCTTTCCACAGGTCTAGTCCTCCTGTATCCATCTTTTGACCTACTCCTAAATACTTAGCAATATAGTCTAATTTGTTTGAGTTAAAATTAAAGTACTTTCTAGCCCATTTAAGAGTATCTATAGTCTTAGGTGAGGGCATAACATCAAGTCCATGTATTATAGCTCTTGTACGCAACCATTTGAGATCAAATCTATCCCCATTATGAGCCACAATTTCATCTGCTTGAGCCATAACTTTAAGAAATGCTTTTATCATTGCCTTATCTGATTGCTTTTTATCCCAAGTTAGGAATTGTACATCACCATCTGACTCCCATTTGTAGCAGATGCAGATAATAGCTCTCTCATGGATGATATCACCTGGATTGATTGTGAGGTTATATCCTGATCTCCAAAATATACCAACATTGAATGATGTCTCAATGTCAAAAAACAGTCTTTTTCTTACCATATATGGTGTAAACTTAGAACAAATATTTCTCTCTTGCAAATTTAAAGAGATATGATAGCAGTAAGCCTATGCCTACTCCTACAAATAATAGACTAAGATTGCCATTAGCTCTAGGTCTTGTAGCCTTAGCCTGTGCTTTCTCAACTATCCTATCTTTGTAGATAGTTTTTACTTTAAGTTTATATTCTATTCTTTTATCCTGTCTAGTCTTAGGCACATAGACTGTGTTATACTTTATAATAGTATCTTTAGTAGTGATGAATTTTTCCCACACTATGCTATCATGAATGATAACAGGGATAGAATCTAAAGTTGTTATCCTGATAGTATCTCCTGTTTCTTCACAGGTATATCCTTTCTTAATAGCTTTATTAAGATGATATTGTGCAGAGCAGCTGCTGAGTAGTAAGATTATAACTAAGTATCTCATCATTCTTTTATTTCAAAGTGCATCCAATCATAATTCTTCTCTCTACCCAAAGATATAAATCCATGCTTATAAAATATATCTATCATTGCCTTATACTCAGGTCTTGCAAATCTAGCAGTCTTAGATGATTCTTTGAGAAGATTTCTTGCAGGATCTAAGTCTATTGCTATTCCCCATGAGTGCATGGATAGTGCTGTGCCTCCCCTCATCTTTCTATAGTTGAAACATCCACCGAATAAATCAATCCCTAACTCCTTAATCTTATCATAGCCATAGGTAGCTAGAAGCTCATTAAATACAGCTGTAAAATTATCAGCTACTAACTTATGACACATCATAGTATTGACAGTGCTGTCTAAGTCCCAAGCTATTCTCATTGGATATGGTAACTTAATCTTTACTAAATATCCTGCACCTGTTACATTAGCTGTACCATATTTAGATGTAAGTTCCCATCTAGTCATTTCAGTTTGTTTAGGTCCTCTTTAATATCCTTAGCTCTAGCAAATAATAACTTCATTGATTGCCATAAGTCTATGCCTTTGACTACTTTATAATTCTCATTGATTGACATCACCTCAATACTAGATAATACTAATGCCACTACTTTAGTAAGCATAAATGGTACACTAAAGAATGTAAGAATGATATCATTTAGTATGAATCTATCTATTAAAAAGAACATAATCACAGTAAGCTCATAGAGTGCTAACTTACTAATGATAGATGAGAGCTTTCTGCTAGTTATTTTCTCCCCTATTTTATTAGCTTTCCAAATACCTGTGATAGTATCAATAGATATTAGTACTCCAATCATTAACAGGATGCCACTTATTGGTAAAAAGAATGCAAAGCATATGGAGATAAGTGTCAAAAGTTCTGATTGTATTGATAGTGTTAATAGTGTTAGTTGTGCTTTCATTCCTCTCCCTCCATTTGTAATGCTAGAATAAAAGTAAGATATCCTATTATACTAGCTCCTGCTAGCTTAAGATATAGAGCAGGCTCAAATACTAATGCTATGCCTGTTAAGTATCCTAAACTGAATACTATTATAGATAAGATGCCTGAGTGCTTCATATAATTAAGATTGAATTGTTATAGCCATTATTACCTGCACCTCCACATAGACCATTACACTCTAGTAATCCATTAGATAAACAGCTACATCCATCAATCATAGGTCTAAGGTCAGTATCTCGGTTAGTTGTACCTGTGAATATTGGATACAAAGCTCTATTTTTAAGTAGGTATCTGATTAATCTTTGCTCAAAGAATGCAGCCTTTTGTGCATAGTGTTCCATACTGAATGCTATAGTACCTCTATCTACTGATGAGCTGTTATCTCCGAATTGAGTTTGCAATCCTTTATTCTTTAGCTGTAGAGATAGACCAAATACAGCATCTTCTGCAGCTCTCCATGCTATAATAGGCTGTATGAATGTAACTAATGTCTCCTCATCAGGATCTAATGTCTGATTATTGTACTTAGTTAGTAAGTCATTATAGAATGTAGTACCTAAGATAGGCATGATTCTCAGTTGAGCTTGAGTAGCTAAGTAAGGAGTAACATTGTTTACATCTACATTTGCTGTGATGGGTGTGTTATTCTTTAGATATGTTTCTGTTATAAAGTATAGCATTATAGTATAGGTGTTTGTGCAATTTGTGATTTGCTTTTATCTCCTCCAGGTACAGGAGGTAGTGATGCTAAGGCTCTAATCTCATTCTCAGTCATAGTCTCAAGTACTTTAGTAGCTACCAATGGTGATAGGCTATTAAGTGCATCATTAGTCTTAGAGGTATCTCCCTCAAGCTCTACAATAGCCTCATTAATTATCTGATAGTTATTGATAGTGAAATCTGCATCTATCTTAGCTATGAATAGTAGCTCATTAAAGATGTCAGATACCATATCTCTTAATGGCATTACTACATTTTTCTCAAATATGATATAAGCCTGCTTAATATCTGAGCCATTACCTAGTGAGCCTGTAGTACGGATTCCCATAAGTATAGGATCAATGGTGTGACTAAAGCAAATCTGCTCAGTGTTTAGCTGTGATGCCTCTTGAAATAGACTATCATTATTATTTGTAGGTAAAGATTCTATCTTAGGTAATTGCTCTGCTGAGTTTGCAAAAAATGCGACACTTTTGCCTGCATTTTCTGCTCCTTTTAGCTTACTCATGGTATTTCTTATCATGTTCTTCTCCTCCTCAGACTGAGGTCTTTTAGGGAACATCATAGCAAAGCTAGGAAAGACTGAATTTTGGATGTTACTTTTAGCAAAATAGCTAAGTTCACCGGATAGGAATGCAAAGTTTAGAGCTGAGGTATAGGAAGGTAATGGATAATAATCTTGACCAATACTCTCTACCTCATATACAAATAACTGCTCATAATCTCTACAGGTAGGAGTATATCTTTTAATCTCCTGTACTCCAATCCTACTAGCCCAATCATCACAAATATAATATCTCTTTCTATCTAAGTTTACTCTAAGTTTCTCAGGGGATAGATTGACTATCTTTGTGAGTTTCATCTTATCATCAAAGCATAGCTTAAAATATACTCTATTATGTAGAATGAGTTGCTGAGTTACTGCAGGAACTATCTTTTTAATGTTTAATTTTCTCTCTAATGTATATAGCTCTAGCTTATCTTCAAGTGTTAGTCTATCTGCTACTATATTAAATCCACCTCCTACAGCTGCATTCACTTTATACCCAACTATTGAGCCATGTAATGGTGATGAGTAGAAGATTTGATTGAGTAGCTCAGGGAATAGGTTATCCTGACCGAATGGAATATATCCATTAGTCTGATGTCTACCATTTACATAAGGTAGAGTTAAGTTAGCACCTCCTACCTTAAGGAATGGAGTAGAGAATGACTGATATCCCTCTACTATTTCATGCTTTACTGTTTTAAAAAAATCTTTTAATGCCATAATTACTCATAAATTGATGATACTATTGGTCCTGATACTACCATCCTGCCCTCTTCAATCACTACTCCTGTAGAGTTAGCAATAGTTGGAGGTGTGGTAGATGACTCATAGATACTATATGTATACTGTCCTTTAACTAATTCCAAATCTACAGGCTCATCTAGCTCAAACTGATTGAATCTTTCAGGATAAGCTGATAGATCAGCAGTGTAGAATGTAATAGGTGCAGACAGCTTGTCCATTTCATTCTGAAAAACAAATAAATAATAAGGATTAGGCAGTGTACTTACCTCAGTGAGTGTAAGGATAATCTGATTGACCTCATCTTTCTTTATGTATATCATATAACTATATTATACTAAGGTCAAAAAATGTTTAAAAAAAAAGCCCTAGTATTACTAGAGCTTTAATTATTAGGGTGTTAAATTACGATTGTACAGCAGGTGGAAAGTCTGTAGCATTTGTTGTAATTAGTGTGCTAAGTACTTCATAAGCCAAGTGCTCTGACTCTGCAAGTAATGTAATACTGTACTTAGATCCATCAGCACGAGCTGTACCTGATCCCTCACCTGTAGCAGTAAGTTGTACATTCTCAAAGTACCAATACTTGTCATTTGCATCCTGGATAAATACAGCTAAATACTGCTGACCTGATCCAAGTACATTGATAGCTTCTGACTTATCTTTGTCTCTACGATTGAACATTAGAGTAATAGTCTGAGTAACAAAGCTAGAGCCATTGATTAGGTCTACTGCAGTATCCTCAGTATAGTTACCTGTGTTTCTGTTAATAGCAAAAGGTACACATGGAACACCTACAGTAATTGCAGATACTATCCAAGCTCCTCCTGATACTGTAACGCCTGATATCTCATCTTGTTGATTTACCCATACATTTTTAATTCCTCCAATATTGTTGGAGCAGTTTTTTTGGATTGATTGTAATGCTTCACAGCTCATTGTATATGTTTTAAGTAAAGGGAGCTTTCACTCCCTTAGATTTATAAATTAGTTAGAATTTGTATAATACAATCTCATCACCATTAACATGCTTAAATCCTACTTTCATATTAGCACGAGTTCTGATAACAGGTGTAGCTACAGTATCAGCTAAATTTACAGCACGCAATGCTTTAGAATCTCCTAATGCATCAAAAGCATAAATTAAGTTACCTCTTAGAGTAGCAACCATAGTAGAATCAGTACCCATTCCTGGACACAATACCATCTTAATACCTAAGTAAGTAAAGTCTAGAGCTTGTGTTAAGTTAGCCTGAGTATTAGATGCAGCAACAGCAGCACGATAAGATGAAGCTACAGTTGGAGATACATAGATTCTCAATTCCTCTTGATTAGTAATTACAGCAGGAGGGATAGCAGCATAAACTAGAGCTAATTTAGCAAGTACATTAGATGGTGTGATAGCAGCAGGAGTTGCAATATCAATTACAGTAGCATCAGCTAACAATCCTTTTAGATATCCATCACATAAATTTAATTGAGCAGATGCATCACCTGTATCACCTCTCCAACGTAACTTCTCAATGTTTTGTGCAATAGTCAAAGACATCTCATTCCAATAGTAATTCATGAAAGATGCTACAGTGAAATCACCATTAGATCCTGCTGTCATTTGTAAAGATACAAAAGACTGCTCCAAATCAAACTGACAAATTTCTGACATTGCAGATAATCCACATACATCAATCTCTACAGATGCAAGAGTATCAGTAGATGCATTCCATCCACAGTTCTCAGCTTGCAATACTTGTCCAAAAAGTACATTTGAGATTTTAGTCTTACTTTTGATACCTGGTAGAGTACGGTAGTTATCTACTGTCTCTTCTGTTAAATAGGCTTTAGAATAGAAAGCCTCACTGTTAGCTTGTAATAATGCACTGTTAGCAATATCCAAGTCAAATCTTAATTGTTTGCTCATTTTTTTTGTTTTTTATTTAGTTATTATTGTTTAAAAATTTACTTACCATACTGAATTTTTCATGGTGTGATAATTTAGTAGCTTCTACTTCCACTACTTCCTCACCCTCAGACATTACTTCCTCCATATGATTTCTTAAATCAGCTATCATTGCTATAATAGCATTGATTTGCTCATCAATTACAGGTTGTACTATAGCTAAAATAGCTTCAGCATCAGCAGCAGGATCAATAGCCATCTCTTCTGTGGCAGGTGTCTCCTCTATTACTTCCTCTTCTACTACTGTCTCTAGTGCAATCTCTTCTGTCATTGC